GCTGCGTTGTTCCTCTCTTCGTTAGCGTTCTACTATTTGGGTATTGCTCCTTTGAGGCGGACCGGATAGTGGGTGTTCGAGAGGACGCCTACTGTCCAGGTGACCTCGACGCCTACATGCCGCTACTTTTGAGGCATGGACAGCGTAAGTTACAATTTGAACAGTACGGTCTCGACTGGGCTGTCAGGTTGAAGCAAGGGGGTAAGATCCAGAGACTCGAACATTTGCAATTTCTCCTGTTAGATTGTAAGTGCGAAGTGCAACTCGCGGTATTTGTGGGCCCTACGTTAAGCGAACGGTACGTCTGCCACGCCAGGCAGTGTTCCCACAATAAGATTTTGGCGGTAATAAAGAGACAGTTGATGGGTGATCGTCACAAGCCTAGTGCGAAAGCTCTTAGACTGTTCGAATTGTTAGCGCCATTATGCTACCGTTTTGAGAGGTTCGGAATTGAAAACCTGAAAACTTCAAAGAAGACTTTGTATCTAAATTGGTACAAAGCACATGCGTACAACGCACCTGTTGGGCCTGGATTTAAGATCATGGCTAAAGTCGAGAACATTAACAAGAAGAATTATTGGGAAGCCGATCTGTGGAAGCCGCGGTGTATCTCAATGATGACTCGTCGAATGCTCGTTTACAGGGTAGATATCGAGAATACTCATATCCAAGCCCTGCGTGACTTTATATGGTCTGGAAAGGAACTGCAGTTGTTGGATGGGATTGTTTCTCATAGCCAACGTGAGGGGTGGGTCACATTCATTTCGGATGGTCGGAGTTTTGCGATTATATCTGCGATAGGTAAGAATGCGATAAGCTTGTCTGAAACCTTCGCCGAAGTCGCTCACTCATCTCATTTCTATGGGATGGTTGTAGTGGGCGGTGACGACGGAGGTGGGCGGATAGGAAATCGCTTCTTTAACGCGGATGTTAAAGGCATGGACTCAACCGTACCTTCGGAATGGGTGGGATCTCGGTGGAATTCGATGCAGCACTGCATGACGGACCTCGAAAAGAAGGACCCGATGTATATGGTGCTCGCGGAGGCTTACACTACTTACCGAGCGATGGTTATTGAAGACAATTGGACTCTCGAGTTTGCTACTCACGCTTTGAGAGGTTCTGGAGAGTTCAGAACTACTGATGGAAACACCGACCTTTGTATGGCGGCGTGGATAATTGGTTTTTCTGAATTTCGTAAAGGACCCGAAGAAGAGATAGTGTTGGGAGCTTTTGTCCAATGTGGCATGAATTTGGAGTTCGAATGGTGTAGTTTCGAGCGTAGGGAGTTTTATTCGGCTATCTTTATACCGGCTACTTATAAGGGCGATGAGATTTATATGCTCACGCCCAAGCCTGGTAGACAAGTACCGAAGTGTTTCCGTGTTTGTAAGAACCTGAGGAACCACGAGTTAGCCCGAGCGCAGAGAGAACGATGTGTTTCTCTCTGGTGGTTAGCGAGTTGGTCCCCGTTATTAGGTGCCTATGGCATCCGAGGTTCGATAGAAGAATCAGACATGGACAACTTCCTTCGAGAGCGCTACGAGGGTCTCGAACAGGGGGACATGCCCGTTATGGCTAGACGGGCATGGGGCTTTTTAGCGGAGAGGTACAACCTTAGTATCCCTGCACTGATCATGATGGATGTGGAAATGCGCCTAAAGTTAGTAACTGGCGGCAGTATATACCACTCTGGATGGTCGGCTGTGGTGGGCATTGATGTACCTAAGGGCTAGCCCCCCGATGGCAGCAGCAGTCTTATATAACATAGTTAGTAGGCTGTGGGGCTTTACGCACCCCCCATTGCAAGTAACTTATCGATAACCAAGACCAATTCGATAAGTTAGATTGGCCTTCTTTTATGATCCCCCACGAG